GACGGTACCGACGAGCTTGCTATCAAGTATGTAGGTGCAACCTAAATCATACTAATCAGAAAAAGGGGCTTCGGCCCCTTTTTTTATTCACCTCTAAAAAATAATTCTTGACTTTTACTCTCATATCAACTATACTATGACGATATTGAAATTTGTACAAAGGATTTATCAATGACCGAAGAGAAAAAACCAGTTTCACTAGCTAGTCTAATGACTGCTTCAAAAACAGTATCTATAGACTTTCCTGGATATACAGGAATGTCAGTAGATTTGTGTTACTTAGCAAGAGAAGAGCTAGTAAAGTTACGGAAAAAGTGTATTTCTACAAAATGGAATAAGAAAACTCATCAACCTGAAGAAGATCTTGATGATGAAAAATTCTTAGTAGAATATACAAAAGCAGTTATTAAAGGGTGGAAAGGACTCAAGTATCGCTACCTAGAAGAGCTTCTTTTGGTAGATATAGCAGATCTAGACCCAGACGACGAGCTTCCGTACACCCAAGAAAATTCAGAACTATTAATGCGAAATGCAAATGCTTTTGATACTTGGGTAACTGAAACAGTAGGTGACCTTGAAAATTTTACTGGAAACAAGTAGATGAGGTAAAACGTCTGCTTGAGAGACATATAAAAGAGCAGAACTCTAATTTTGATCTCGACAAGTACCTATTAGTCTGTGAACAGCTAGGCGAAGAGCCTGACCCTGCCAAAATGCCACTAGAGGCTTCTGCGTTTCCGTATGAAGTTCAGGTGGCATTTTTTGTGCTCGGATTATTACCAGATCGTTATGAAGGAATGTCCGGAACGTATATGGGAAAAGACTGGAGCTCTGCAACTTTTATATTTGAAGCGTATAATATAGAAGATATACAATCAGTAGTATTTTTTGCAAAAACATACGAGACTATGTTAGTAAACGAAAGAGCAGAAGAACAGAAACGAAAGCAAAAACAAGCAGAAAGAAGAGCTAAAGGCGGAGGTAGTAATACCTTCCATGTATCAGGTTAAATGGCTAAAAAACGTACAGTATTTGTCGATGTCGTCGTTGACGACAAAGGTACAACCAAAAAACTTGCTATTGATAGTAAGCGTCTTTCTGACGGTTTAGAAAAAGGTCAGAAGAATACAAAGTCTTTTGATAGAAATCTTCGAGGAGTTATTCAAACTTCTCAAGCAGGAGGCAGAAACTTTGCCGCTCTTGCTCAAGGTATTACTAATGGTATCGTTCCTGCATACGCCGCATTTGCTGCTCAAGTATTTGCAATCGGTGCTGCATTTAGATTCCTACAATCTGCGGGAGATTTATCCACCCTTCAAAAAGGACAGCAAGCATATGCTTCCGCTACCGGTATTGGTTTAAGAACTTTAACCGGCAGAATTCAAGAAGCTACAAATAATCAAATAGCTTTTACAGAAGCTGCTCAAGCAGCCGCTATTGGTACAGCAGCAGGTTTAAGTGCCAATCAATTAGAAAGATTAGGTGGTGCAGCAAAAGATGTTTCTTTTACTCGGTAGAGATGTAACAGACTCCTTTAACCGTCTTGTGAGAGGTGTAACAAAAGCAGAACCTGAATTATTAGACGAACTTGGTATTGTACTTCGTTTAAAAGATGCTACAGAAGAATATGCTCGTGCTCTTGGTAAAAATGCAAATGATTTAACCACATTTGAAAGAAGTCAAGCAGTTGCGAATAATGTTCTTACTCAAGCCGAACAAAAATACGGAAGAATAATTGATATTGTTAATCCTTCTGTAAATGATTTTAACAAATTTGGAAAAGCATTTGATGATATTGTAAATAGTATAAGAAAAGGATTAAATGCTTTATTAGGGCCGATAGCAGGATTTTTAGCAGAAAATCCTTTTGCAACTCTTTTAATTTCTGCACCTTTATTAAATGGAATTATAAAAAGTATGATTCCTTCCTTTAATGGGTTAGGTGCTGCTGCTTCGGATATGTTTGGAGGACTTGCTGCAAGTTTAAAAGATACAGAAAGAGCAGCAAATATAGAACTTACAAGTCTTAAGTTTTTGTCTGGAGATGCAGAAGCAGCAACAGAATTTGTTAAAATGACAAACCAAGAACTTGTAGAGCTTGCGGATGTAAGTGAAACTGGCTTTAGAGGATTAAAAACTTTACAGCAAGGAGGAAATCTTGCGGGTAAAACAATTCAAACAAATTTAAAGCAAGCAAGACTTGGCTTGGGAGCTTTTGCAGATCTTCCAGAGACTGTACGGGACGAATATGTAAGAATGTTTGAAGACTTAGGAACTGCTTCCAAGTTGTCCGGAAATAAATTAAGTTCAGAGATGAATATTGCTACATCAAAAGCAAGATTAGCTTTTGTAAAGTTCAAACAAGCAGCAGTATCCCAGCTAAATAAAATAGCAATCGCAGCACAAAGAACGGCTCTAAAAATAGCCACAGTATTTACACGGGTTATAAGTGGAATTGGTATAGCTTCTCTTTTAGGTGAGGGAGTTATGAAAATTTTAGAAAAATTTGATATTACTTTTGATACTTTAAGTAAAGATCAACAAAAGTACTTAAATATACTTGAAAATTTAAATGAAGAAAATGCAAGTTTTGTAGAGCTTCAGATCGAGTTAAACAAAGAGTTCACTAAGATGGATAAGCTTTCAAAAACTGTTGCCATAAATCTAGGCAACTTTATGAAAAATATTGATTTTAATGAAGAAGCTCGGCAAATAGGAAAACTTATAGACTCGCTACAGTCAGCTAGCACACTCTCTGTTGCAGGAGCGTCAAAATCCATAGGAGAATTAGGAAATTTAGCAGATGAACAGCTAGAGCGGCTTAATATGATAAGAACTGCTCTTACATCTCTTATACCCAAGAAAAATTTTCAAGAAGGCTCCAAAGCAATAAAAGATTTTTTACATAGTTTAGATGAAGTAATCGCGGGATTAGAAATAGCTCGAGATGGCTCCACCACAGATAAAGACGGTACGATCTTTTCCGGAATATTAGTAGATTTATCTCAATTTGCTAGAGCAAACTCTGCTCTTGTATCATTATTTACAACAGTTCAAGAATTAAATAAAGAATTACCTGATGTTGAAAATAAAGCCAGAGATGCTTTTAGAGAGTTAGTGCCGGATAATACTTATGGGCCTCTTATAAAAGATTTAGACTCTTTAAAGCAAAAATATGATGCAATAGATAAAGATGTAGAAGCATCCGGCCTTAAAATTATAGCAGTAGATGAAATTAGAAAGAAAAGAGTGATGGATCTCTTAAAGCTTTTTCAAACAGAACAAAAAAGAATAACAGAGGCTAAAAATACCGCAATAAAGAGAAGTATATTTGAAGTTAAAAACTCAAAACTTTTAACTAAATTTCAAAAAGAAAGATTAAAAAGCTTCAAAGAAGAGCAATCTCTTCTTGATAATATGACAGATATTCAAGGTCAGATAAATACTATATATCAATCAGCAGCAATATTAAATAAAGGAGTTTTAGAGCAAGAAGATCAAGATGCTATAACAAATTTAATTCTTCGAAAAAAGTTATTAAGTGAACAATTAGATTTATTAAAAGAGTCTAGAAAAGAGATGGTTCGTTTAAATCAAGCCGCTTTAGATGGTGCAGAACAAGCTATTCAAAAGAATATATTTGATGTGCTAACAGGAAAAGAAAATGATTTTAAGGCTTTTCTAGTAAAGATAGCGGAAGGAACATATACCGCTATTGCAAATGAATTATCAAAAATACTTACAGAAAATATATTTGATATGTTTAGCGCTAAAAGTGAACAAACTCAAGAGGAAAAGTTAAAAACTCAGTATAACACCATTTTTTCAGATGGAGCAACGACTTTAGGAAAAGCAATAAGAGATGAGTTAGAAGCGTATAAAGCCGTTGCGGGAGCCTTATCTACACAATACGGAAAGACGGGTCTTCCAGAAGAAATAGACTCGGCAGTGGTTCCTGGAAATGTAAGAGCTGTTACAGGTACTCCGTCAAAAACTTCCGCAGCTGTAGGTACTTTATCATATGAGTTGGACAAGAATACTACTAGTACTTTAGATAACTCAGATAATCTAAATGCTCTTACAAGAACTCTTAACGACTTAGGTTATAAAGCAGGCCCAGGAAATGGAACTAGGGTAGCTCCTGGGGGTTCTACTTTACCTCCGGGCGGGGGTCAAATGAGAAGAGGACGAAATGCTCGTAATATTGAAATAAATGCAGAGGCAGCAGATACTCAAGAACAAGCAGGTATGTTACAAAATGCTAGTGCTCAAACTATGACTACTGCTGTAAATACTTTTGCTAATACAATAGCTGCAGGGGGTCAAATGAATGCTAGGAGTGTAGGCTCTACTGTATTAACTTCCTTTATCTCTGCATTTGGCACTGCAGCTGCAGGAAACTTTGCAAGATACGGCGGAGTAATGAAGCCCTATTCTGATGGAGGAATTGCACGAGGAAGAAATGCAGGGTATCCAGCAATTTTACATGGAACAGAAGCAGTTGTTCCTCTACCAAACGGAAATTCTATTCCTGTAGAAGTGACAGGATCTGGAGGGGGAGTAAATAATATCGCCGTAAGTGTAAATATGAACGATGGCACTACAAATGTAGAAGGCGGAGAACAAGGCGGCGCTAATTTAGGTAAAGTAATTGCTGGTGCTGTTCAAGAAGAATTGCAAAGACAAAAACGACCGGGTGGAATACTTAGCCCGCTAGGAGTAGCATAATGGCACTTGGATTTCAAGATTTAGGTTCCACACAAAGAGTACCTGATAAGAGCTTTACTAAAAAAGTAAAACCAACTGTTCTTAGGATTCAGTTCGGAGACGGGTATGAACAGCGAGTAGCTGAGGGCATAAATAGCTTAAAAGAAACTTATACTGTAGGCTTTAATAACCGCCCGAAAGCAGAAATTGATGATATCGTTGCTTTCTTTGATGATAAAAAAGGAACAACTGCTTTTAACTATACTATTCCTGATAGCAATGCGGGAGGAGGAGAGCGTACAATAAAAGTAGTTTGTGAAGATTACAGCCAGAAGTATTCTTATGATAATTTTTATTCTTGTTCAGCAACATTTAGACGAGTATATGAACCATGACAGATATTGCAAAGACTTTACAGAAACAAGACCCAGGCTCTGCTCTTATTGTGCTCTATGAACTTGAGTACGGCACAAGTAGTAAGGCTTACTTTTTTGCAGGTCTTGATGAAAACATCACTGCAGTACAGTTTCGAGAAACTGGAGGTACTGTACGCACGTATACGGCAATCCCGTTAGAGGCAGAGGGCTTTGAGATAAACAGCGATGGGGCTTATTCTCGGCCAGAAATTTCTATTGGAAATATAGGAAATGTACTAAGTAGTGCCATTGGAAATACTCCCTTAGAGGATTTAGTGGGGAAGAGACTCACCAGAAGAACAACTCTACAAAAATATCTTGTGGGAGAATCTGGGGATGCAACACCTCCAGTAGAATACCCAAAGGTAACCTATATTATAGATAGACTAAAATCTCGAAATGCTTTAAGTGTTACTTACGAATTAGCGGCGCCTTTTGACGTTGCAGGAGTTCAATTACCTAAAAGACAAGTAATTGGAGGGGCTTGTCCTTTTCGATATAAAAGAGCAGCAACTACTGTCGCAAAAGAGGATAGAGTAGGGGGCTGTAACTGGGAGGCTAAATTTAATAATCTGTCAACAGGTTCCGCTCTTTTTATGAATCGATTTGATGAGTACATTGTGCCTTCTAATGGTCTAACTACTTCTAGTTTTTCTAGTACAGGAATCGCAGGAAATTATTACACAACTTCTGTATCTCTTAAAAAAATTAATGCAGACGGAACCACAACAAACTCTACTGGAACTGATTATTGGTTATGTTTAGGTAATCCTTCTTCTTCCAGTCAAGTTGCTGTGATCTCTCCTAGGGATAATCACTCCTCTTGGAGAAAAGTTCGCACTTTTGTTACGTATAATGCAGCACATGATTATAGTGGGTATACAGATAGTCGTTATAATGATTATATATTATATAATAATGTTTTATGGCAAGTAAAAAAGAAAACACAAGTGGGTACAGGAAATGGAGGAACTCACGCAGCAATACAAGAAGGCGATAGCTGGACTCTTGGGGATATCTGTGGTAAAAAAATACTTTCCTGTAG